TCAGAACTATTAGAAGGACGCTGGCAGGATACGAAATCAGCACTTCTTGAAGGCCTACAAGGCAACAAGAAATCAGTAATGGATGTTACACTAGAAAACACTCGTAAGTACTTGTCAGAAAGTGCTACAGCGGGTGCTACTTCTGCAGGTAACGTTGCTACACTAAACCGTGTTATCCTACCAGTAATTAGACGTGTGATGCCAACAGTCATCGCAAACGAACTAGTTGGCGTACAGCCAATGACAGGCCCAGTTGGTCAAATTCACACACTACGTGTACGTTACAGCGACACAGCTGATGACGCTACAGCAGGTGAAGAAGCACTGAGCCCATTCAAGATTGCACTTGGTTATTCAGGTGACGAAGCTGGATCAGACGCAGGTAAAGCAGCAAGCACATCAACACTTGAAGGTGCAGCTGGTAACCGTATGTCAATTCAGATCTTGAAGCAAACTGTCGAAGCTAAAACTCGTAAGCTATCAGCTCGCTGGACTTTCGAAGCTGCGCAAGACGCACAAGCACAGCAAGGCATCGACATTGAAGCAGAGATCATGGCTGCACTAGCACAAGAAATTACTGCTGAAATTGACCAAGAGATCCTAGCATCTCTACGTTCACTAGCAGGTGCTGCTGAATCTGACGTACAATACGATCAGGCAGCAGTATCAGGTACAGCTACATTCGTAGGTGATGAGCATGCTGCACTAGCAGTTATGATCAACCGTGCATCTAACAAAATTGCACAGCGTACACGTCGTGGCGCNGGTAACTTTGCAGTTGTTAGCCCATATGCACTAACTATCCTACAGTCAGCAACTACATCAGCATTTGCACGTACTACAGAAGGTACATTTGAAGCACCAACAAACACTAAGTTCGTAGGTACTTTGAACAACGCAATGAAAGTATATGTTGATACATATGCAGCTGATACAAAAGACGTACTAGTTGGTTACAAAGGTACAAGCGAGTCAGACGCAGCAGCGTTCTATGCTCCTTATATCCCACTAATGTCAAGCGGTGTGGTACTAGACCCAACATCATTCGAGCCAGTCGTAAGCTTTATGACACGCTACGGTTATGTTGAGCTAAACAACACAGCTTCGTCACTAGGTAACGCAGCTGATTACCTAGCTAACGTTTCAATTGCAAACGTAAGCTTCAGCTAAGTTTTACTTAGACAGCAATAAGAAAAAAGGCCCTTCGGGGCCTTTTTTTATGACTTAAATACGTTATGAAGTCATTCCACATTATATTACCTAGACACGATTTAGGCGAGAAACTTGGCTATAAAAATATAGAAATAGCTAAGAGTTTTGGACTAGACGCACACATGCACCCTGGTGTAAAAATTACAAAAACATTTAAAGAAGAATTTGCGCCTTACGGTATTACTAAAATAGCAAGCCTTGAATCTAAACTTAAAGGTCAGCAAGGGTGTTTTCTTGCACACTTTCAACTTTGGCAAAAGTGTATTGCTTTACAAGAACCTATTGTTATATGTGAACATGACGGAGTTTTTCTAAGACCATTACCTAGTAACTTAGATTTTATAGATGTCTTAAGATTAGAGCCATTCATGCACTGGAAGAACGATTACGAACTCCAAATTAAAAATAGTTTAACTAAAGAAATACAAATATTAAAACTACCGACTGAATTTAATACGCATTACGTAGGATACTATGGTTACGTAGTTAGTCCTCAAGGAGCAAAAAAGTTAATAAAACGTGCTCAACGTAAAGGAATAAAAAGCGTAGACAGATTTATAGAAAATACTTTTATTGATATTAAAAGTGTGACTGCTAGTGTAGTAAGACTTGATGAAACATATATAGGGCGTGTTAAAGATTTAAGTACTACAGCAAAGTGATAAATACAATGTCAAAGAGCGTGCCTCTCTGATGAGGACTTATGCGGTACCCGCCGCGTAGACCTAGAACGTCAACATAAGGAGAAAACAATGGGACGTCCACTTAACGATAGATTCTTTGGTGCATTAGGTACAGATGCAGATCCAAATATTCCAATTTCTTTCCACAACGGCCAAACTGTTGTAGAAGGTTTTATTTTAAATCAAAAAGGTACTAATAAGTTTACAGTTAGAAATCCTGATACTTCACCACCGACTGATGTAGTTGTAAGATTAACAGCTGACGGAAGTACTCCGAATGCAGAAGGCGAAGCAATGATCGAAGGATATGTAGGCAATAGAGATACTGCTGCAATTAGGCTTGTTAAGTTATTTAATAGAACAGCGGTAGATGCTAATAGCAATCGTTATACTTGGGAACTTGATGATGACTCAACATCATCAGTTATCATTTTAACTGCAATCTAATTTAAGGGGGCATAGTCCCCCTACTTTTAGGAAACAATATGTCAAAGTATTTAAAAATACCAAATGGAGATTATACAGTTGAGGTCCAGTCAGGCGGCACAATTCGTCTTGATACTGGAGTTGAAACTGGTGAAGTTCGTGTTTCGGGTGATTTAATTGTAGAAGGTAATACTGTTACAGTTGAGTCAGAAGAAATGCTTATTAAAGACAACATGATCGAGTTAAACAACGGCGATCAAGGTTCTAATGGTATTACTTTAGATAAAAGTGGATTAAAAATTGATCGCGGAATTAATTCTGCACAGTATCCGATTGTAGAGTTTGTTTTTGATGAAAATGTAACATGGAATGATCCTGCTACACAAACAAACAAAACTGGCGGATTTATTTTTAGACAAGAAAACGGTACACTAGTCGGTATTAGAACAAATAGTATTACTAGTGGTGGTTCTGATTTATTTTTAGACTTTAACGGCGGTGCTGGTGTTGCAAGAATTGTAAATTCGTCAGACGACGATTATACTGCCAAAGTTACAGAAGATGATATTTTAACTAACAAAAAATATGTAGACGATGCAATTGTTGCCGGTATTCAAGCTATTACAATTAAACGTATTCAGCAAGGTGATTCTAAAGTTGAACTGTTTGATGATAGTATCGAACCAGTAATTTCAAACTTTAACGTAGAAATCAATGGAAATGAAATTGCAAGATTTGAAGAAACAACAGCATTTATCGCAGACATTACCTTGTCAGGTAATACTATTACAACAGCAACAACAGGTGACGATTTAACTCTTGCTAGTTTTGGTAGCGGTAGTGTTACTGTAGACGGTGTATTAAAACTACCAAATCAAATAAGTGATCCTAGTTCATCAACCGGTATTATTATTTACGGTAAAGAACCGGGTTTAGGTACAACAGGTTTGTATTATGTAAATAGTAATAACAACTCAGACGAAGTAATTGGAAGAAATAGATCATTACTTTATAGTATGATATTTTAAGGATTTATAAATGGCTATAGCAAACGCAAGAATCGGAACAACAAATACAACTTTACTCACTGTTCCTACTGGAAAACAATATGCTATTACAACACTAATGATTTGTAATGTTGCAAACTATGACAGCGGTGGAGCAAATGATTGTACATTTGACTTGCATATTATACCAGATGGTCAGTCAATTGGTCCTGCTAATATTGTCGTTAATAGTCTTAATGTTGCAGGTGCAGATACGTTTACATTTGATACAGAAAAAATTATTATTGATGAAAACGACACAGTAGTACTTGCAGCACAGATTGCTAATAGACTAACAGCTACATTGAGTTATTTGGAAGTATAATGAGATTTTTAAAAAGCCATAAATTAGCAGAAACAAGACATGTAGGAGATGGATCTCCAGGATTAAACTATGACACAAATGGTCAGTTTAGATTTAATTCAGAGAACAGTATAGTTGTTCCAAAAGGACCACAGGCAAGTCGTCCGTTTTTTGCTGAAGAAGGCCTAATACGTTATAATACCGACGAAGGAAACTTTGAAGTTTATCAAGGATCTCAATGGAAGCCGATACGATTTAGAGAACCGATTACAGTTACTAATCAAAATCTAGGTAACGGCGATGGCGTAGAAACTACTTTTGGTCCGTTGGACAGCGGAGACCCATTTTATCCTGTACCTATTGCAGAAACAAACGTTCTTGTGTTTGTTGAAAACGTTTTTCAGTTACCTGTATCAAACTACACACTTGTACAAAATCCGTCTAGTGGACCGGGCGCACCGTATGCACCAGGATATTACTTAGTATTTGGTAGTGCCGTCCCGGCAGGAAAACCTGTAAACGTACTGCATAACTTTGACAAGTAATCCCGCTAAATACTATTAAGAGGGAGCTACTATGGCACAACAAGTACAACGAATTGGCGGTCAGCTATTATTTGCAAATCTCGAAAGAGAACTAGCCGATCTAGCATTTGATACTAATTTACTTGTAGTAAAACGCAACGGTACACTTGGCGTAAACACTACAACTACTCCCCGCGATTTAACAGTAAACGGTACACTAAAAGTAGCTAGTGGTACTAGCGACCCAGATATTATTTTTAATAATAGTCTAACAATCGGCGACTTAACTATTAGTACTGAAGGCGCTAGTGCGCCTACTGGCAATATTAATATTTTAAGTACAGATCCAGCAGGTTATATTGTTACTGGAGGTTTAGGTAGTTTTAACTTTGCTGTAAAAGACAACGGTGCAATTGAGTCGATTGTTACTAATGCAAATGTAGGCATTAGATCAACATATCTTGCAGGCATGACCGAAGCATGGAACTATGATCAAAACTACGGTGACTATTGGTATCCAGGTCCAAAAAATAGTGCAGATGCTCCAGAAAACGACGGCGACAGATTATATCAAGAAGCACTTGCAATTGCACAAGTAGGAAACCCTACACCAGAACAACTAGCAGCATTTGATTTTGACGGCGACGGCGATGTTCAAGTAGACGATGCACTTGATATTCTGCAAATGAACAGTCAGTTTATTAATGGTGCATATTTTCCAGCAACACGTACACTAGCAGACCATGCAGATACTGAAGCATTTAAAACATACGTAGAAACACATTATCCGAGAAGTGTTCCAAGAGATCTACAATTACAAACTGGCGGCACATTAAATGTTAATGGTAATGTTCATGCAACTGGTAACATTACATACGGCGGAACAGATTTAACAGTTGGTGACGATTCTACCGACAATGCAAGATTCTTAGCAGATTTTGCAAGTGATCTTATTCCTGATCTAGACGCTAATTATACAATTGGTAGAGACGACGATAGTACTGGCCCCGATGAAGGGAAACGATTTGATTTATATGTAGAAACCTTAGATACATCGTATGTAAGAGCTAATAACATTGTTTATCAAGGTATCGAGTTAACTAAAAGCACAGGAAACATTTTTGTCTCAACAAACAATGGATCTGATTTAAACCGTGGTACACACCCAGGAGGTCCTTTTGCTACACTAGGTAAAGCATTAAGTATTGCACAGCCAGGTGATAACATCTTCATCTATCCTGGACAATATCAAGAAGATTTTCCTCTAGTAGTACCTAGTGACGTTACTATACAAGGTGACAGTATAAGAGGCGTAGAAATTTATCCAACTACAGAAACGCAATCAAATGATGCATTTGTTTTTCAAGGCGGATCAAACATAGAAAATGTCACTATTAAAGACTACTACTATAACAGTGAAGCAGATACAGGATATGCTTTCCGTTTTGCAGACGATTATGTATCAGGTGCACGTAGTCCTTATATTCGTAATGTAACTGTACTTACGAAAGGCACAACAACTTCACCTAGCGATCCACGAGGTTATGACTCGGGTGATGCAGGACGAGGTGCCCTTATCGATGGTCGTAATGTAAACGAAAATAGTACAAATGCTACTATGTTGTTCCAAAGTGCAACATTCTTTACACCAGGTGTAGAATGTATTGTAATGCGTAATGGTGTAAGAGTTGAATGGCTTAACAGCTTCATTTATTTTGCCAGCAAAGGTATGGTTGCAAGCCAAGGCGAGCAAGGTCGTTTATTACCTGACAGCACAAGACAGTATGGTGTAGAATTGCGTTCAATTGGCAGTGCAAACGTATACGGCAACGTAGGTGCCGAGGCCGATGGCGCTGATTGTATATTTTATTTAATCAATCATAACTTTGCTTACATTGGCGCAGGCAAAGATTCGTCAAACGATGCAAGTTTATCAAATGCAGACAATATTACTATAACATCAAATGATGCAAAAGTCTACTACACAAGTCAAGATGAAAAAGGCAATTTTAATGTAGGCGACTTTTTTCAAGTAGATCAAGTAAACGGTAGGACTACTTTTGATATTGAAAGTATCTTTGCTACTAACTCCGTTGTTAAAATTATTGGTGACGACTCAGAAGCATACATTGATGCTACTCAATTACGCCTTGACAACATTTATGTTACTGGAAATACAGTACTTACAACCAGTAACGATTTAAACTTAAAAGCATTTACAACAGATTTAAACTTCCTTACAAACACTAATGTATCAGGAAATGTAGATATTGTAGGCGATATTACTATTGGTGGTACAGTAATCAATATCGGTGACGAACCTACTGATACTGTAGACTTTAATGTTAGACTAGAACAGGATCTATTACCGGGCGGAAGTGAAGCTCATAAAATTGGTGATGTTGGTAAAACGTGGCGTAATACATACGTTAATCTTGCATCGATTAATGACATTACAATTTCTCCTACAAGTATTAGTACAACATTAAGTAACGCTGATTTAGAACTACGTGCAAACAATACTGGTAAAGTATATTTTGAAAATGTAGAAATAAGTGATAATACTATTGCAAGTAAATTTGATAGAGCTGGCGAATTTACGGTACTTGAGACTGACGAATCATCTCTAGAAATTTTTGATAGTTTTGAAAGTTTGACACAGTATTTTCCAGAAAGTGTAGAAGTATACGGCATTCCAGTAATGCGTACTGCACTAGCATCTCGTGCTGCAATGATTCATGCAGCTAACTTATTAGCAGGATATTTAGACAATGACTACGACGGAGTAGTTGACGATGCTACTATGTATGCAGAATTTATCAACGGCGACAAAGGAATTGTTGTCTATGCAAATAGTGCTGACGAAACAGTAATAAATGCTGCATTAGGATCTTGGAAATCACGTACAACAAGTGTTTATGAAAATGAAATGAACAATTTCCAAGGTGATAGTGTTGGCGGGAACAGAGATCAAACATTAGAAAGAATTTTAAGATATTTCCTTATCAAACAAGGTTACACAGTTGCATACAGCGATTTAGGCTTTAATCGTCCTACAGCGTTAACAGTTGCTATGGATAATGCTCGTGGAGGATTCCAAGCAGGTGGACTACCAAGTTATAACTATCCACCGTTTGCACGGTATACTGACCCTACAGGTTTAAATTATGAAAATTTAGTTTATGAGTATTTTTACCTTGCATTGTCAACTTATGCAGGATCAAATACTTGGAGGGATGCAGACATAGAAGACCTATGGACGCCTGCATCTCCTAGCGATTTAAGACTAGCAGACGGAATTATAATCGGAATCATAGAATCAGGTAATTATAGTTTTCCAACAACAGAACCCGTGTTAGACTACTGGGAAGCTGTTACAAACAATATCGGCGGAACTACTAGAAATCTTGTATTAGCTACTAATAATCTTGATATAGACGCAACTAGTCACTTGCTAGTTAACAAAGGTACCACTGCCCAACGTCCAACTGTTACAGGTGGTCTAAGATATAACACAGACTTTGATGTTTTTGAAGGTGTAGTAGGAATCGGTAGTGTATCGCTAGAAGGCATATTTTCAACATCACGCAGAACATTCTTAGACTTATCTAATAATCAATATAGCTTTGTAACTGACAATACTAGCCGTGCAGTTTTAAATAATTTTGGATTATTTACTGATCAATTTACAAGTGATAATAAATTTAAAATTGACGGTAATATAGTTACAAGTGCAGAAACAAACGGAAGAGTTTATTTGCGCTCTAACGGCACAGGTAAAACTATTATTGAAGATTTAACATTCCAAAACGGTGTATTGCGTGATACAACCGCTGCACCAACATTTAGTTTTAATCTAACCGATACTATTGGAACTTCTTATCTTAAAATTGATAACGTAAGTGGTATTGTTACTCCGTTCGGCAATGATGCAGCTCGTCCTGTAAGTCCAGAACGTGGACATATTCGTTACAACACTGAACAAGAATATCTAGAAGTTTATACAGGAACACAGTGGCAAATCTCAATTGGTAATGTCGAATCTCTAGAAGAAGCTGATGTTGAAGAATTAAACTTCCTTTGGAACGTTATCCTAGACTAAATCCCATCTTTGGATAAATACTATTGTATGCAAGTGTAGACCAAGACATTTGCAATCCAGACTGTGGTCAACCAGCAAAGAGCCTTTAGGGGATGAGAATTTGGTTGGAGGGACAGGATCCCCGTGCTGAGGAGAAGAGATGGCAATTGGTCGTATTTCCGGTCCGCTCTTGAAGTCGAATCTACTACGTGATGGAGTAGATTTAGCGTTTGAGACAGACCTCTTATATCTTGATGTTAACAACCGTCGAATCGGTGTTAAAACAACAAGTCCGCAATATCCCCTCGATGTTGATGGTATAGCACGGGTAACAGATTTAGAAATCACAAATCCAGTATTTAATATCGGTAATGTAACAATTAACGGTAGTACAAATACAATTTCTACAAGCGCACAAGAATTTAGAATTGCAACTACTGACAGTGTTATTGTCGGTAATAGAGTTCTTGTTGGCGACTTAGAAATTAACGATAGTTTTATTGAAAATACAAACACTAACAGTGACTTGTTTATTAGAGCCAATGGCACTGGTAACGTTAACATTGAAGGTAATACTACTATTACAGGTAACCTTCATGCTACTGGTAATATTACAGCAGACGGCGACATTCAAATTGGTGACGAAGATACTGATACTATTACAATTAACGCTGAAATTGCAAGTGACATTATTCCAGATCAAAATGAAATTTATTCAATTGGTAGCGAAACAAAACGTTGGTTAACAGCGTATGTAAACAACACATATGTCGATACACTAACAACCAACGATATTGACTTTGGTGACTTAGATTTAACTTCAACACCCGGTAATGTTATTTACGTAGCACAAAACGGTTCAGATTTATCTACTGGAGCACATCCACAAGACCCAGTTAGAACAATTGAATTTGCACTAAGTGTTGCACAAGCAGGCGATACTGTTTATTTGTATCCAGGACAATATCAAGAAGTATTTCCACTAACAGTTCCACAAGGCGTAACAGTACGCGGTGAAAGTCTACGTAGTGTTGAAATTACACCAGACAGCACTAGCCAATCAGAAGACGTGTTCTTAATGAACGGCGAGTCAACTGTTGAAGAACTTACTATTAAAAACTTCTATTACGACAGTAATAACGATAAAGGATATGCTTTCCGCTTTGCGCCAAGTATGAACGTAACACAACGTTCACCTTATGTGCGTAATATAAGTGTCATTACACAAGGTACTACAGTTACTAGTGCAGATCCAAGAGGATTTGATGCAGGTGACGCAGGAGCCGGTGTATTCTTAGACGGTAGTGTAGTTGCATCAACTAGCAGGGAAGCAAGTATGCTTTTCCATGCCGTTACATTTATTACTCCAGGCGTTACAGCTTTAAAAGCTACTAACGGTGCAAGAATAGAATGGCTTAACAGCTTTACATACTTTGCTGACAGGGGTATGGACTTTTATGATAGTGCAGATGGCATTGCAGGTAATGGTAAAACTAAACTAAAAGTAAGTGGCCTAAGCGGCGCCGTTGCTAATGGCGAAACACTAACATATTACGATACAGACGGTACAACTGTACTAGCAACCGGAACTGTAGAAACTGCCGACGGAGATTATTTTTACTTAGACGGCAAAGTAACTGGTTGGTCACTTGCACCTACAAGAGCAAGAAAAACTGTAACTGCTAAAAATGGCGCAAATATAAGTCAAAATGTTTCTCAAATAGGCAATGCATCTCTTCTATTAGACGGGACTGACGATTATGCAGAAATAATAACACAACCCGACTTTGGATTTGGTACAGGTGACTTTAGTATCGAAGGTTGGTTTAGATTATTATCTGATCCTGTAAGTGACAGTTATCTTTTTGATCTTAGAGCCGGAAGTGCTATCGATGCAGCAGGGCTAAATCTTAGAATAGATTCTAGTAAAAATTTAAAACTAGCAATTGGTCAAACTGATATATTAGAACCAGCTAATACTTTAGTTTCAAATACATGGTATCATATTGCTGTTTCAAGAGTTTCATCTAACTTGATAATATATCTTAATGGTAGTAATATATCTTCTAATAGTAATTCTACAAATTTAGGTTTAACTAAATCACTTAAATTAGGAGCAGATTATACAGGTAATAATGCAGCTCATTTAAGAATAGACGATTTTAGAGTTAGAAAAGGTAGCGGTTATAGTAGTAATTTTACTGCTCCTACAACAGCACTTCCTGTAACTTCAACTACTGTTTTAATGTTACACATGGACGGCGAAACTGGAAGTCAAGTTATTGTAGACGATAATCAATTTGTACAAGATATTAGATTCAGTGGCGGCGACACTGCTGAAAAATTTGAGCTGGTTGATTACTCAGACTTTGGTGCAGAAATTCGTGCAATTGCAAGTGCTAGTGTTTACGGCAACTATGGTATCTATGCTGACGGTCCGGGTGTTGTTGCATATCTAATTGGACAAAACTTTGCATATATTGGTAATGGTAAAGATGTTAGCAACGATACAAGCACTGTTATTCAAGAAAACGAAGTTGTTTCTCTAAACGATGCAAATGTTTACTACTCAACAGTTGATCACAAAGGTGATTTTAGAGTAGGCGATTTATTCCGTGTTAACCAAGAAACTGGTGAAGTTTCGTTTACAAATGCAGAATTCTTGTTTAATAATAACGAAGGTATTACATTTACCGACGGTAGTAACACTACAATCATTGACGGCACAAAAGTACAAACAGGTAATATTAAATTCAGCGGTAATACTGTAGAAAGTATCAGCGGCGACTTAAACTTTGACGCAGCAAGCGGAACAATTAATCTACAAGATGATGTTAATATTACAGGTAGTTTAGATGTTACTGGTAATGTAACAATTGGCGGCAACATTACACTAGGTGATGCTGCAACTGATAGTATTCAAATCACAGCAGCAATTGACAGTGATCTACTTCCAGCTGTGACTGACACTTATAATTTAGGTAGCGAAAATCTTGCATGGCAAGAATTACATACTGGCAAGGTACTAGTAGACACACTAGAAATTAATGATAACTACATTAAGGCTACAGACTCAGTAGGTGATATCAACCTTATTACTAATGCTTCTGGTAGTGTTGTTATTGACGATATCAAAATTAAAGATAATACTATTACTAATGATTCAGGAAGTATTATATTATCACCAAGTGCAGATGTTGTAGAAATACAAGGCACTGGTAGTTTAGTAATTCCAAAAGGTACAACAGCAGAACGCCCCGGAACTCCAGAAGTTGGTATGATTCGTTACAATACTGAAAGTGGTGTTTTCGAAGCATATGACGGTGAATGGTCAGAGCTAGGCGGTGTGTACGATCAAGACCGCGATACATACATTACGCCAGAACTTACTCCAGGTGCAGACGATGATACATTACGTTTTTATGCAGGTGGTGTACTTGTAGCTGATGTAAATACAGAAAGATTTGATGTAGCTAAACTGCAAGTTGACGACATTGAAATTAGTGGTAATACACTACAAACTATTACCACTAATCAAGACTTAGAACTACGTGCAAACGGTACTGGTACTATTAGTATTGAGAACTTTGCATTTAACGGCGGAACAATTACTAACCTAGTAGACGGCGATGTCACAGTACTAGAACAGGTTGGAACAGGATATTTTAAAGTACCTGGCACAGGCGGATTTGTTATTCCATCGGGTAACAACGAAGAACGCCATCCAACACCAGAAACTGGTATGATGCGCTACAACACAGTCGAAGATCGTGTTGAGATTTATGATATTGGCGGCAACTGGGTATCTGTTGCAGGATCAACTGGTGCTGTAAGTTTTAATGACGCAGAGGACATTGCAATTAAGTTTGCAATTCTATTGTAATAGGAAAGAAAAATGGCAACGAATTTTAAAAATGCATTAATTAAAGACGTAGGAACAGTAAGAACACCTATTTACACAAGTCCTCCGTCGACAAAAACAACAATTATTGGCTTGAGCATGGCTAACGTAACTACATCAGTAGTAAGCGGAAGTCTTTTAATTGGCAGCGGCAGTGATAGTGTTGTTGTATACTTAATAAAAGATATACAATGTGCTCCGAACTCAACTTTAAAGCCAATTGGCAAAGGTGAAAAGATTGTATTACAGCCCGGCGACATATTATATGCCGAATCTGATACAGCTGACGCACTTGACGTAATTGTAAGCACAGTGGAGATTGTATAATGAGTGACGGATTTTTAGGACAAAGCGTAGGTGATCTTGTAAATCAAACTGATGCTAGATATTTTTACGGCTTTAGAAGAACAGACGAAGGCGAATTATTTTTAGCAAAGATTGATCAGCTGAAAGCAGGAGAAGCTCTTGAAATTAATAAATCAGGAGATCCAGCAGAAAACTATCCAGACTTTGCAATGGGTGAAGATTTCTTTGAAGGAAGAGATGTTAAACATCAAATTGTTTATGAAAATTTAAACTATGAACAATTTAAATGGGATAATAGAAGTGTGTTGTATTATATCGACGACGAAGGACAACTAGTACTACGTATAAACGAAGATTACACTTACCCTACTGGGGTCTAAATAAATACATAGATAAAGATAAAAGGTATTATTGAAAATGGCAGAATTTCAGTTAAATAGAATTCGATTTACATGGAAAGGATCTTGGACATCAGGATCAGACTATGTAGTTGACGATATGATCGAATACGAAGGTAAAACCTACGTAGCGTTAAGAGTACACACAGCATCAACTTTTTCTAATGACATTGAAGGTGCAGATGTAAGTCCGGCAAGACCAAAATGGGAACTACAATCCGACGGTGTAGTATGGAAAGGAAACTGGGCAACTAGCACAACGTATTCAGAAGGCGCTATTGTTAAGTATGGTTCAGGCATTTATCAATGTATCGAAGAACACGTATCAAGCCCAACATTTAGTTCAGGCACAGACGGTCTTATTGAAGACATTACTAAATGGAAAGTAGTTGCTGTATCAGACACAGATTGGAAATACAACTGGTCAACTAACACACTATACAGACGAAACGACATTGTACGCTATAATGGTCGTGTTTACAAGGCACTAGAACAGCATATTTCTGCCTCGACAAATGCTGTAGGTCTTGAATCAGATCAAAACAAATGGGCAGTATTATCAGACGGCGACAGTTGGCGCGGCGACTGGGGTATTGGCACACGCTACAGAACAAATGATATTATTAAATATGGCGGTATTGTATATCGTTGTGCAATTGGACATACAAGTGCAGATAATATCGATATTGGCCTAGAACAAGACCAAGGTAAATGGGAAATTTTAGTCGAAGGTACTGATTATAGATTTGATTGGACACCTGAAATTAAATATCGTGTAAACGATGTTGTAAAAAGAGGCCCGTCAGCAGTAAAATGTATTACTGCACACGTATCGGGTGAAGAATTTACCGACGATGGCGATAAATGGCAAGTATATCTACCAGGACAAGAATACGAAGGCGAATGGGAAGACGGTACACGCTATCAACCAGGCGATATTGCACGTTACGGTGGTTACACATATAAAGCATTAACTTATAATGTAAGTACAATTCCAAGTACTAACCCTAGTGATTGGGATTTAAACCTAGTAGCATATAGATTTCTCGGAGAGTGGAATACTCAAAACGAAGATTCTAGTTTTATAAATTATAGAACTGGTGATGTAGTTCGTTTTTCTGGAAATGTATATCTTGCAACAGCTGACAACCTTAACCAACAACCAGATTTGCATCCAAATGTTTGGGAAGTATTATCGGATGGACGCCAATTCCGTAATGTTTGGGAAGACGATGTAGAATACTATCCAGGTGATATTGTTACTTGGCAAGGTACTAGCTATATTGCACTAAAATATCATAGATCTACAGAATCAGACAGTCGTCCAGATCTAGATGTCAACAATACAGATGACACTTACTGGAAATACATGATCAAAGGTACATTAACTAACAAACTTGCAAGAGTTGGTGATATTAAAACATACGATGATCAAGACAGTACAGCAGTTGACACACAGCGTTTAGCAATTGGTACAACAGGACAAGCATTAAGAGCTACATCAAACTTGCCAGCGTGGGATAGTATTGATAAGCACAATTATGTTTATTATGTTGCAACACATGGCATCGACGACGAATCGCAAGGCGGAACATTAAACGCTCCGTTCCGTACATTGCGCTTTGCATGTAATTATATTCTACGTGACGAAAAGAATCGTTCAGGATTGCGTGATAGATTCTTTGAAAGAGCAACAAACTTGATGAGAAAGAACGTAGATTTTATCAAAGACGAAACAACAGCATGGATTGATGCAAATGTAGCAGCAGGAACAGGTATTTGGAGCGGCTTTACTTATAATGCAGAAAAATGTGCTAGAGATGTAGCTATTATTGTTAATAGTATGGCTACAGATATGACATATACCGGTAATGAGCAGACAAGAAGATCTGCACAGTCTTACTGGAATGGTGCAGTTAGCTTAGTAAATGGTCAACAGGATCAAACTGTTGCAGCCTTAAACTTTGCACGTGACCTAATTAATGATTACGTAATAGCAAACTCACTATATTCGAGTATTCAAACAAAGAGTACACAATATACTGATGCATTTACATCTGAAACAGGTGCAGCTGACGAAGTTACAGACTATATGGCAATCGTTACTGACGTAGTAGCAAACGGACTAGGAAGTTTACCTGCTCTAGTTAAAAATCCACCGCGCGGCGGAGCCACTATTCGTGTAATGACTGGTGATTATGCAGAAATCCTTCCGATTATTGTTCCTGAAGACGTTGCTATTGTAGGAGACGAATTACGTTCTACTACAATTCGTCCTGCAGAAGAAGGAAGGGATGTTATATTAAGCGAAAGAACTAACTTGCACGGCATTATTCAACCGCAAGAAGAACTAGTTATTCCTACAAACAACAATGAACTAGACATGTTCTATGTACGCAACGGCTGTGGTATTAGACAGTTATCGATGAAAGGATTGACTGGTTTACTATCAGACGCTAACGATTACGGAACAAAACGTCCAACAGGAGGCGCATTTGTAAGTCTTGACCCAGGTGAAGGCCCAGATGATCAGCGTGTATGGGTACGTGATAAGTCGACTTATGTACAAGGTGTTACAACAATTGGTAATAATTGTGTAGGTATGAAGATTGACGGTGCATTGCATAACGGCGGAAACAGAAGTGTTGTTGCCAACGACTTTACACAAGTACTAAGTGACGGAATTGGGTATTGGGCCTCAAATGGAGGACGCTCTGAGCTTGTATCTGTGTTTACATACTATGCACATATTGGATATCTTGCAGAAGAAGGTGGTATTTTACGTGCTACTAACGGTAACAACTCGTATGGTACATTTGGTTCAGTTGCTGAAGGATTCTCAGCTACAGAAATTCCAGTTACCGGCGAAGTAAACAACCAAAGTTTAGAAGCACAGGTACAAAAAACATATACTGATACTGACGAAGTAATAGCATTTGGATATTTTAATGCAGGACAACATTATACAAGTGCAAGTATTAATACTATTAACAGTGCAGGAACAGGACTAGACGTTGAATGGAACGAATTCCGTGATAATGCTGTTAGTGATGTTAGAATTCTAAAACCAGAAGACAGTAGTACAGCCGGCGGCGCAGGTTATAAATTTATTACTAATTTTGCTCAAAGTGGCACTGCAACAACTATTACACTAGCACAATCTGAAGAAAGATTGTCAGCGCAGCTTGTTGGAATGAGAATTTATATTACAAGCGGCCGAGGTGTAAGTCAATATGGCTGGATTCAGTCGTATAATGAAGTTAGCAAGCTAGTTACGGTGTACAAAGAATCAACAAATACTATTGGTTGGGACAATATTCTTGGTGCAAATCAAATAGAATTAACACTTGACGAAACTACTAAGTACGAAATTGAACCTAGAGTAAGTGTTGCAGATCCAGACTGGAATAGTACAACTAACGTAACTCGTGCAGGACTAGGAATTATGGGTTTTGCAGGTGGAAACTTCTACTATGCACTAAGCGGTACTAATGATGTTGAGGTAAGTACTAATAGCGGTACAACTTGGACAACTAATCAGCTAGAAAATAGTGCTACATGGAGTGCTATTGCTAAAAGCGGTCCAATGATGTTGATTGCATCGCAAGGATCTGCTAATTTGCACTACTCAAACGAAGGAACACTATGGGACTATGTAAATTTAGGTCAAACATGGGACTGGACAGGTGTTGCAGTTGGTGGTAGAGACAACGATACTGTAATTTTATGTGCTACTGGACAAGATAATGTTCTAAAAGGTACAATTACACAAGGTGTGGACTCGAGTATTGCTCCTGATACATGGACAACAGTAAGTTTACCAGCTAGCAGAGACTGGGTAGACATTACATATGGTGCAGGCTTATGGATTGCCATTAGTTCAGACGGGTACACAGTTTATAGTCAAGACAACGGCGATACATGGACAGGTGGACTTTTACCTGCACCGTCTAGCCCCGAAGCGTATAACGAAATTGTATGGGGAGACAACAAATTTGTTGCTTCTGTAAATGATGCAGACAGAATTTTTTACTCACCAGACGGTGTAAACTGGCTAGACAGTGATCTAGTAGGCGACTCAGTACGCCAAGATTGGAATATTGCTTATGCTGGCGGCGAATTTATTGCTGTAGGTAGTAACGGAACACTACTAACGTCGGATGATAGTGCAAACTGGATACAACGTGCTGACTTACCAGGTTACGGATCTGTTGCAGGCGGCGTAGTAAACGGACAACCTACATGGCTAACCAAAGACGGATCAGACACAGGTGTTACTATTACTGGCGGACGTAGAGCATTAATGCGTGTAACCGTTGCTAACAATAACTTAAACAGATTTATTGTTTTAGATCCAGGTTCAGGTTACGCAACTACACCTTTAGTTACAGTAACAGATCCGGAAGAGTATATCGAACCGTTAATACAAACAAATGTTAATGACGGAGTACTACCGCAGCCGACATTTTATAATAGAGGAACCGGATATATTACTGCTGTAACTACACTAACAGGCAACGGATATGCTGACATTTATCAGCTAGGTCAAAGCTTAGTTCTTAAAAATGTTGCAAAAGTTCCAGGTCCAGGATCAAACTTACGTCTTGCAGGTCAACCAGATACAATCTATCGTATTGTACTTGTTGAAGAGACAAGCGGAGTAGCACCTAATTTTGATATTAAGGTAAGAATTAGTCCATTGATTGCAATTGATACTTCGCCAGATCATGAAGAAGCAATTACAATACGTGAGGACTTTTCACAAGTACGACTAACAGGACATGACTTCCTAGACATTGGTACTGGTAACTTTGAAGATACAAACTATCCAGAGCTATATGTATTTGGTCGTGAAGCTATTAACGAAACACGCCAGGCAAACGAAATTGTCGAAGCCAATGGTGGACGAGTGTTCTACACAAGTACTGACCAAGACGGTAACTTTAGAGTAGGTGAACTATTCCGAGTTGCACAGGCATCAGGTGGCTTAACACTAAACGCAGACTTCTTTGATCTAGGCGGACTAGATGAATTGAGACTAGGTGGTATTCAAGTAGGCGGTACACAGGCTACAATTAGAGAGTTCTCAACAGATAATACAATGACTGCAAACTCAGATGCAATTATTCCTACACAGAGAGCAATTGGAGACTACTTAGAAAATCGTATTACAGGTGGTGGAGCAACGCTGTTTACTAACAAAATTACAGCAGGTGTTGTATTTGCTACAAATAACGAAATAGGAACTACTGAAGGTATTGTTAACTTCAGTGAAACTACAAACTTTACCGGCGGAGTGGATGGAGACATGCTTGCAAATTCATTGTTTATGGCAGCAATGACATCGCAGGATGACTTTAACGGATAAAGATAAATATAAAAAAGCTAGTAAACGGAGCAATTAAATGGCAGAATTTAAGTTAGGTAGAATTAGATTTATATGGAAAGGAGTTTGGTCTCCTAGTACAGAATATCTAAAGGACGATATTGTTCGCTACGGTGGTAGAACATATGTAGCAGTACGCGGACATACAGCATCATCAAACTTTTACAATGACGAGGATCATTGGAACAAGTTTAGTGACGGTACAGAATGGAAAAACGACTGGACAACAGGAACGTTTTATAAAGAAAATGACATCGTAGCATACGGTGGTATTTTGTATATCTGTAACGAAGGACACTTAGCTGGCTCAATTCTTGAAGACGATCAAGAAAAATGGGATCTGTTTGCTACATCTATTGAATGGAAATCAGATTGGGTTGCAGGTACACAGTACAAAGCAAACGACTTGGTCAAGTACGGAGGTAATATTTACTTCTGTAACACTGGTCACACTGCTGCTGTTACAGATGCTCTAGGATTAGAAGCTAATCAAAACAGCTGGGACTTATTCTCCGAAGGTCTTGAGTGGAAAGCAACTTGGGCTACTAGCACCCGTTATAAAGTAAACGACATTGTTAAGTTTGGTGGAACAACTTATGTTTGTAACCAAGGCCACACTTCTGCCGCAACTAGTGGTCTAGGATTAGAAGACGACCAAGAAAAATGGGATTACTTAAACGAAGGTTTCGATTACAAAGGCACATGGGCGAATGCAACACGCTACAAAGTAAACGATGTTGTTAAGTACGGTGCTACGCTTTGGATTTGTACAGTTCCCCACACTTCAGTTGTACCAGCTGACGATTCAGGAACAGGTACACTAAAAGCAGATCAAGACAACTGGGAAATTTTTGTACCAGGATTAGAATTTGAAAACACTTGGGACTATAATAGAAATTATCAACCAGGTGACTTTGTAACATTTGGTGGTTTTGGATATGTTGCTACTGTAAACAACTACAATAGACAGCCTGGCGTAGATGATTCGTGGGACTTATTAACAACCGGGTTCCGTAACCGTGGCGACTGGGGAGACGACTCAACTAACCAAGAATATCGTGTAGGTGATGTTGTAAGACTAGGCGGCTATACATATCTTTGTGTTACTAATCACGAAGGACAACGTCCACCAAACGCAACATACTGGGAAAGACTAAACCAGGGTATTGAATGGAAAGATGAATGGTTAACTGCTACTTTCTATGATGCAGGTGACGCAGTACGCTATGGTCTAATCAGCTACATTTGTATTGCTGCACACACATCAGAAACAGCAAATCGTCCAGACAACGATTCACTAGGCGACTTTTGGAATAACTTAGCATCAGGTGCTGAAGAAAGTGCTCTAACTACAGAAGGTGATATCCTTTATCAAAGTGGATCAGGACCAGCAAGACTGCCAATTGGCGAAGAAGGTCAAGTATTAAGTGTTAGTGCTGCTGGTATTCCAGAATGGACAGACTTTGGTGCAACTGATGATGTTTATTATGTTGCTAGCAACGGTGTAGACTCTCCAGCGCCTAGCTACGGTATTACACTAGACCGTCCTTGGAAAACAATCCGTTATGCAGCAGAACAAGTTGAAAAAGGTACAAAGGCACCTAACGCAACTTATTTGCTAGAAGTTAACAGAACTTATATCCAAAAAGAAGTAGGTGAATGGACTAAGCGTCAGATTGTTACAGAAACTGATCCGTTCTTCATTGGTTTTGATTTTGATCAGTTAGAGTTTGAACGTATTGTTGGATTTGTAATAGACGCAGTTATTTTAGATATACGCAAGGGCGGAAATGTAAACACAAGACGTGTTGCAAATACATTTATTAATCAGACAGACGGTGACTGGTTTAACGTAGGCGGCGAATCTCAAAACGTTGCTGCACTTGATTATGCACTAGTACTAATTGATAAAGTTATCAACAGTGTCGATCCAGATGTAAACTATCAGACAGAAGGTAGTATTGCACTAGCAAATCAGTATATCCAAGTTAAAGATACTAGCAAGCCTGCAGAAACTGGTGTATTAACAGACATTACAACATTGCACACTGTAATGAAAAATTCAATTACACTAGGCGGTGGTTTGACTCTTCCAGCAGAAGTTAAGCGTCATACAAGCATTATGGTTAAGACAGGAAGATTTACTGAAGTACTTCCAATCCGTGTTCCAGAACGCTGTGTGATCCAAGGTGACGAACTACGTTCAACAAGAGTTGAGCCAGCAGGACAATTAACAGGTTCGGGCGATGTTACATACTCACTAGCAGGTCTTGTACACTTACAAGATGTTATCGATGATATCGTAACTGGTAATCCTATTACACCAACAACTGGCAACACATTAACACAAGATGATAGTCTTCCTCATGCAGATGCAGGAACAGCTACACTTGTGCAAAATCTAGTACAACAGCTATATGATAAAATTGATTATGAAATCAATGGTGCTACTGGTGACTCAACAGCACCAGTATTTGGTGGCAATAATACCCGAGTTGATGATGAGCAAATTTATCGTGCAATTAGATTGCTAGAGCTTAACAAAGACTTCATTGCTAGAGAAGTTACTAGCAAGATCAACGATGACTATCCTGCTTACGATTACGACGAAACTGCATGTGAGCGTGACGTTCGCGCATATATTGATGCATTTAAATACGACCTAGCATATCCGGGTAACTATGAAACACTAATGGCAGGCTTGTTCTACACAAACAGTGTACAAGGTTCACAATTAGAAAACATGTACTTACTACGAGATGCAACTGGTATTCGTAACATGACAACAGCTGGATTAAATGGTACACTTGGAGCAGCAAACAGCTACGGTACTAAGCGTCCAACAGCAGGTGCATATACATCACTTGATCCAGGTTGGGGAACAGAAGACGACCGTGTATGGATTCAAACACGTTCACCATATGTACAAGGTGTAACAACATTTGGTACAGGCTGTGTAGGTATTAAAGTAGACGGTGCCATCCACGATGGCGGTAACGATTCGATTGTTGCTAACGACTTTACACAGGTACTAAGTGACGGTATTGGTGCATGGGTAACTAACTTAGGTAGAGCAGAACTTGTTAGTATCTTCTCATACTATGGACACATTGGTTATCTAGCAGAAGAAGGCGGTAAGATTCGTGGCACTAACGGTAACTGTTCATATGGCGACTTCGGCGCTGTATCAGAAGGTGTTGACGAAACAGAAGTTCCAATCACTGGTACAATTGATAACCGCAAATTAGAAGCACAAATTGGTTATGTATTAACTGACGGTAACGAAGTACTACATGTTGAATATACTAATGCAGGTCAAGACTATACAACTGCTACATACGGTATTTCAGGTGCAGGTTTTGGCGCAGCAGTAGATAGTGCAAACGTTGTTAATGGTGGTATATTTGAAGTAAGACTACGTAATCCAGATGACGGAAGTACGTATAACGATGACGGAGAAGCAGATAGCTTTGGTGGTCGTGGATTCAATACAAATACNAACACTGCGCAGGCCGGTACTACANCAACTATTACACTTTCTAACACAGAAGTTGCAGAATCAGCAGAGTATGTTGGTATGCGTATTGTAATCNTATCAGGTAAAGGCGCAGGACAGTATGGTAGAATTACTGCATATAACGCTAATACTAAAGTTGCTAATATTGCTAAAGAAAGTGATGGCACAGCAGGTTGGGATACATTCCACTATACTAACCCAATCGAAACTGCACTAGATGCTACTACAACTTACATTGTTGAGCCAAGAGTAACATTTAGCGGCGGCGGCGGTTCTGGCGCATTTGCTCGTGCAAGAGTATCAGACGAGCGTGTAGTTGAGATCCGTATTGTTAACCCAGGTAGTGGATATACTAGTGCACCAACAATGACAATTACAGATCCGAGTAGTACACTAGATGTACCGCATGATGTAAGAATTGCAGACGGTGTTCTAACTCAACCTACTTGGAGTAATAGAGGTGTTGACTACGAAACTGCAAGTGCTGAAGTTACAACTGGAGACGGTTATGCAGATATCTTCCAGTCAGGACAGTACCTTAATGTTGAAGGACTAACAGACATTCCGCAAGAAGGGTCAAACTTAACTATTACAGGCGATAGTAGATTCTTTAAGATTGTTGCTGTGCGTGAATTGTTAGGAAACGGTCCTTATACTGCTAATTTACAAATTGCTCCAGATACAGGAATTGAAACTGCTCCTGCACACGGAACAAGTTTTGAATTGAGAATTCGTTATTCTCAAACACGACTAACAGGACACGACTTCCTAGACATTGGTACTGGTAATTTCCAGAATACTAACTATCCAGGTACTCCACTAATTGCACCAGATATTGACGATGAAGTAGTCGAAGGCGGTGGCGGACGAGTGTTCTACACAAGTACAGACCAAGATGGTAACTTCCGTGTTGGACGTTTGTTTAACGTTGAACAGGCAACAGGACAAGCAAGTTTGAATGTTAATGCGTTCTCACTAGCAGGACTACAAGAACTACAACTTGGTGCTGTTGGACTAGGTGCTGGCGGTGCAGTCATTAACGAATTTAGTACAGATGGATCATTTAGTGCTAACTCAGATAATGTTGTACCAACACAACGAGCAATTATTGCTTACATTAACTCACAGATTGGTGGCGGTCAGTCGGAACTAAACGTAAACGCCATTACGGCAGGTGTGGTAAATATTACTGGAGACACAATTAGTACAAGTACTAATGTGCCTTTGAATATTACTGCTACAGCTAACTTTGAAGGTGGTATCGCAGGCGATCCAGTTGCGCTATCATACTTCTTAAAGTAACAAGATAAATATTAACGGAGAGAACATAAAATGGCAAATGGTAGACTAGGAACAGCAGACCTATCTGTAAGCACAAACGAAACGGTATATCAAGTACCAGATGGATTTTACGCAGTAGCAACCATCAACGTTTGTAACAGAGGTTCTAACACAGCAGACATTCGTGTTGCAGTTAGTACAACTGAAACACCGGGTAATGCTGAATATATTGAGTATGACGTGCAGCTAGCACCTAAAGGTGTGCTAGAAAGAACAGGTATTGTAATTGAAGCTAATGCCTACATTGTTGTAAGATCGTCACAAGCAAACGTAAACGTTGTTGCGTACGGCATTGAAACAGCACAACCGGCTTAAGGAGTAAGTAATGGGAAGAAGAATTACACTAGGTTCAGCACCAACAGGAGCAACGCTTCCGTATGGTCCTGAAAATCAAAGACCAACTGCTCCGGCAGCAGGTTTCTTTAGATTTAATACCGACAGAAACTTTTTAGAATTTTACAATGGAACTTCTTGGCTTCCGGTAGGTGCGTTTGAAACAGTAAATACTAGTAGTAATGTTACAGCAGCACCAGGACAACAAATTTTTATGGACACTAGCAGCGGCAGCAGAACTGTTACATTGCCAGCAAGTCCGCAAGTAGGCGATTCGATTCGTGTGTTTGACGCAGCACGTACTTTTGATACTAATGCATGCACACTTGCACGTAATGGTAACCTAATTATGGGCGACGGTGCAGATCTAACTGTAGACTCAGAAGGTGCATCGTTTGACATAGTTTATTCAGGCGGAACATACGGCTGGCGTCTACTATCAGTATAATATTAAGGAAATTAATAAATGGCATCTTATGCAAGTTATAAAAAAGTTAAGTCTGAACAAGTTACAGACGGCGCAGTTACGCAAGATAAATTAGTAAACGGCGCAGGAAACGCATACGGTGTTCAGTGGATTTATAATAGCCGAGGTCACGCATGTCATAACTGTGCTAACGCCGGCGGGTGTTGTGAGCAAGCAAACGGAAGATGTTGTTTGTGGACTGTTCCGAACAATGTATCAAAAGTAACATTTGAAATTTGGTCAGGTGGCGGCGGCGGAGCCGGACATACATGCTGTAACTGTTGTGGATTCTCCGCCGGGGGCCAAGGTGGTAGTTATGCATCAAAAACTATCTGTACTAGACCTGGTTGTCAGTATACAGTATGTGCCGGCGGCTCGTGGCCGTGTAGTAAGTCGCATACATGCACAGGCGGAATGGGATGTCGTTCATATGTAAACGGACATAACCTAAGCAACTATTGTGTCATCGGCGGCTGTGGCGGCTGGATGTGTAATGGTGATGCTTGGGGTCCACGTATTCATGGTACTTGTGCAGGTTGTAATATTTGCGCTTCTTTTGGCGGAGCAGATATGACAATGCCAGGAACAACTGGCTTTAGAACAGGCGGAAGTGCATGTAGATGTCATGGACAAACTAGCTTTACTGGACAAGCACCTTTAATTGGTAAAATGCAAGCTGTGGCAACATCAGAAGCATGGTGTGCTTGCGGATGTTATGTAAACTGGCCAGCTGGCGGCGGAGCATCAGGCGTTTCTCCATATTGTGAAACAGCAGAAAAATGTTGCGCAGGCGGCATGGGTCAAGGCGGCTCGGGAATTGTAAAAATTACATTTACGTAAAAGGATAAAGAATGGCAAGTTACGCAAGTTATAAAAAAATAAAAACAGACCAATTCGAAGACGGCAGTATTGCAGCTGAAAAAATCGGAATTGGCGAAGGTAACCAAGCCTGTGTTCAGTGGATTTATGCTGAGCGAGCATTACAATGTCAAACCTGTTCAGCAGCTGGCGGCTGTTGTGCTCAAGCAAATGGAAGATGCTGTTTATGGACTGTACCCGGTGGTGTATCAAAAGTAACATTTGAAATTTGGTCAGGTGGAGGCGGCGGAGCCGGACAGACATGTTGTAACTGTTGTTCATTTAATGGCGGCGGCGCCGGCGGAAACTATGCTATGAAGCATATTAGTACTACACCTGGTTGTCAATATACAGTATGTGCCGGCGGCTCGTGGCCGTGTAGTAAGTCACACACTTGTTCAGCTGGAATGGGATGTCGTTCATATGTAAACGGACATAACCTAAGCAACTTCTGTGTAACAGGTGGTTGTGGTGGCTGGATGTGTAATGGTGACGCATGGGGTACATATGATAAGTCATATGGCTGTGCTAACTGTAACATTTGTGGTATGTTTGGTGCAGACTTTGGTATTATGGGATTTGTTGGAAACAGACTAGGTCACTCAGGTTGTCATTGTCAAGGTGCTGACCACCAGTCAACAGGCGGTGCACCAATGCTAGGCGGAGTAATTCACCAAATGTCTTTAACAGAATCATGGTGCGGATGTGGATATCACGTTAACTGGCCAGCTGGCGGATCGCTAGGCGGAATGAGTTCTTACTGTGAAACAGCAGAAAAATGCTGCGGCGGCGGACAAGGTCAAGGCGGTTCAGGCATTGTTAAGATTACGTTTGCTTAAAGAATAGGAAAAACAAGATGGCGTCATACGCAAGTTATAAAAAAGTAAAAACAGAAAGTATTCCAGATCGAGAGCTGACTAGAGCAGATCTAGCACCTGGTGCAGGACACAACTACGGTGTACAGTGGATCTACAATCAACGCGGCCTAGAATGTCATCAGTGCGCTAACAACGGTGATTGTTGCGGACAGTCAAATGGTCAATGTTGTTTATGGACAGTGCCCGGTGGTGTTTCAACAGTTACTTTTGAAATTTGGTCAGGCGGCGGAGCAGGCGCAGGAGGTACATGTGCTAACTGCTGTATGTATACTATCTCTGGACAAGGCGGAAACTACGCTATTAAAACAATTGAAACAACACCTGGTTGTACATATACAGTGTGCGCTGGCGGTTCATGGCCATGTGAAAAATCACATACATGTACAGCAGGAATGGGATGTCGTTCATATGTAAACGGACATAACCTAAACAACTTCTGTGTAACAGGTGGTTGTAGTGGATGGAACTGTAACGCAGACGCTTGGGGCGTATATGATCGCTCATGGGGTTGCGCTAACTGTAATATTTGTGGCGGTTTTGGTGCCGATATGGTAATGATGGGTGACACAGGTATGCGTTTTGGTAACGGTCATCACCATTGTAGACGCCGTGGTAATTGGACTGGCGCCGCACCAATAATTGGTAAACGTTCGTTTAACTCTGCATCAGAAACATGGTGTGTTTGCGGATGTTACAACAACTGGCCAGCTGGCGGTGGACAGTCAGGCGAAAATAGTTACTACGATAACGCTCACAAATGTTGTGCCGGTGGCACACAGGGTGGTTCAGGCGTTGTTAGAATAACATTTATGTAATAATGATAAATATGTTTGAGGAGCTTAAATAAAATGGCAACATACATTACAAAAGAATTTACTTACCCAATACCAGATGAGTGGTGTTGTGCAGAGTTTAATAACGGAAATACCGGAACTTGGACATACGAAGGTCCAGAGTTTTTAACTTTTGAGATTGATAAAGTTAGTGGTAAAGAATCAGGATGGTGTTTATGGACTGACGAAGATCTAGAACGTCCGTGCGCACTTGATGTACAACGTGTTACTGTAGACTGCAAAGAGCAACCGTTGCTTTGTGAAATCGCAAACGATTGCGGTAAAGAAGAAGCCCTTCAACTTCGTGAGACACGCGAATGGATTGACAGTGGAATTAGTCCAGACGGTTATGAAAATACACAAACTTTAAGAACTGAAGATTTTGAACCACGTGATATTTACGATGAATTTAACATTGTATATGACTTTGATACTGGCGAATTTAACATTCCTATTAAAGATCATGACTCGCATGGTGTACCAGATAGCTTTACATGGGACGATTTCCGTAAGTTCCGCAACGATGCATTAGACGATGCAGATGGTGTAATTGACGACGGAATGCCAGAAGAAATGCGCCAGGAATGGCTAACTTACCGCCAGCTACTACGCGATGCTCCTACAGCACTCGCAGAGTTTGAACCAGGTCTAGCAGTACAAATGCTTCCAGGCTCACCAGCAGGTAAGAAAACCAAAGGTGCGATGGATCCTAACGCAGACTAAATAAACCACTTCTCAAGCAACATATAACGTCCTCTATATAAGTATTTTTATATTTTATGGAGGACGTTTTTTTGTCTAGAAGCACAGCATTTTTTATCAACGGTGGAGCAGGAAGAGTAATCTGCTCAATTCCGGCATTTGAAAAATTCCACGAAGAAAATCCCGACGACGATTTTATTATTGTATGCGAAGGCGGCATGGACTTTTATAAAGGTCATCCTGTACTACATGAACGTGCATACGATGTTTGGCATAAAAACTTATTCCAAGACTACATTAAAGATCGCAATTGTATAAGCCCAGAACCTTATAGAGTTTGGGAATACTATAATCAACAAGCAAGTCTAGCACAAGCATTTGACATTGCTATTAACAACAAAGGTTTACGATCAGTAAGTGATCCTAAAGTTTTCCTTAATAAGCAAGAAATTGTACAAGCATATAATGTAGTACAAGAAGTTAAAGCAAAAACTGGTTTTGACAAAGTAGTTGTACTACAGCCATTTGGTCGTAGCACACAAAACATGGGCGAATTCATTATTGATCCAACTAGTAGAAGCTTTCACTTAAATGATGTAATTGATATTATTAACGAAATTAAAAAAGAATATGCTGTAATGCTAATGAGCGAATTTCCAATCGCTTTAGACGACAACGATACTAGTAAAACTCCAGTAGCAATGCCGCAAATTCCAGATGCACGTATTTGGGCAGGCGTTATTGAGATTGCAGATCACTTTGTAGGTTGCGACAGCTTAGGACAACACCTTGCTAAAGCATTGGGTAAAACTGCTACTGTTGTAACAGGTAGTACATTCCCAATTAACATCAGTTATCCAAACGATCCAGACTTTGACATTATTGACTTAGGTGAAGGCGAGCGTATATACAGTCCAATTCGTACTACAATGGAAGATTGGCAAGATCGCGTAAACGACGAAGTTATGGAAATGACTGATGAAGAAAAGCAAACAGTTATTGCTAGTATTAAGAAAAGATTAGGTAAGAGTGTTAAGTTTACAGGAACATATACACCTATTGAAATGCCACAAAATAGCTGCGGACATGATCATAGCATGGATCAAACACAGCCGGCACAAATTTTAAATAGGACAGGCAGTTAATGGATTATGACGATTATGTTCACAGTCTTTTGCCGTTATGGTATAATACTAGCGAATATAACGACTATAAAAAATTCCATAAACTATTTGATTTAGAATCAGAATCACATAGAGATAGCGGGGATTCGAATGTTTTTTACTTGCAAAATTATGAATATCCTAGTATAATAGATAGTGAATACAAGTATATAGAATATTTAAAAAAACATGTTACAAGTTTACCAATCGAAAATATTAGACATGCAAAAAGTTGGTGGGTTGATTATCCTGTACATAGTTATGCAGGACTACACAGTCACACACCGGGAAGACAATTTACATGTGTGTTGTTCTTAGATGATTATGTAGAAGATCAAGAGCATCCACAAGCAGGTTACTTGTACGGAGTAATGAATAACAATAATGTTATTACATACGAAGAATGGAAGCCTGAAGCAGGAACGTTAGTTATAATGGACGGAAGGATGTGGCATGGTACATATCCTACAAGACACAAAAGAAGAGTATTTGTAGTAGATTTCGAATACGACATAGGAGAATTTTAAATGGCACAATGGATCGCAGGTATTACACGAGGACACAACGGTGCAGTATGCTTGCTTAAAGATGGCGAGCTAGTTTTTCATCTAGAAGAAGAACGTCTGTCAAGACAGAAGTATGACGGCGGACCGTTAGCTGGCATGGTTAAGATTCTTGACTATACTGATAAACTAGATTATCTAGTAATTGCACATACACAGCCTTTACAAGAAACCGCTGGCAAGATTGACTTTAGCGGTGATGATGTATATACAGGACTTGCACGTAAACTAGGACTTATTGATCAAAAGTACGAAGGCAGAGAACACCCACAAGTAATTGACTATGCATGGGTACATCACAAGTTACATGCAGCATGTGCATTTTATCGCTCGGGATTTGAAAGTGCTACAGCGGTTATTGTTGACGGCGCAGGCACGTTTATTCCTATGATGTTTGGCGAATCACAAGAAATGACATGGGAACTAGAGACTATTTTCAGTTGTGAATATCCAGCTAACTTTAAGACTCTAGTAAAACATCAAGGTGGACGCGGTCCTTGGATGGGTGCTAAAATGGAAGTTAGCTCTGAAAGAGAAGGTGAACCTGGTACACACGAATTAATTATTGATGACACAGCTGGTATTGTTAAAGCATATGAAGCAGTAACACAATACTGTGGATGGCAGCCAATTGAAGCAGGTAAGACAATGGGTCTTGCTCCTTACGGTAAACCTAATGATGGTATTCCTCCTGTATACACAGACGACGGCGGAANCGAATGGGTAACTGCTAATCGTAATTTAATTATTCCTACATATCCAAACGGAGCAGTAGTAAACGAAAATCGTTATGAAGTTTTAAAAACAGCTNAAGAAGATTATAACGGTGATTTAACAAAACTACAAAGTCGTAGAGACTTAGCTTATGCTGTACAAAGCGAGTCGCAACAACGTGTACTAGATCTTATTTTAGAAGCAGTAGAACGTACAGGAAATAAAAATGTAGTAGTATCCGGCGGCTACGGTTTAAACTGTGTTGCTAACTACTGGTATTTAGAAGAACTTAACAAGCATGGCATTAACCTGTATGTAGAACCAATTAGTTCGGATGCAGGTACTTGTATTGGAGCAGCATATATGCACTATCATTCTTTAATGAAAGATATGAACGTAAGACCGTATGCTGATAGCTTGTACTTAGGTCCGCAATACAACTATACTGACGAAGAAATTGACAGCGTAGTTGAAAAGTATGACGCACATTCACAAGAGTTTACAACAGAAGAAGTCGTAAAACTTATGCGTGATAAAAATATTGTAGCAATGTTCCAAGGACGTTCAGAAGCTGGACCACGTGCATTAGGTAACAGAAGTTTAATGTTTGATCCAACTTTTGAAGATGGCAAGGATCATGTTAACCGTATTAAGCGCCGTGAATACTTCCGTCCGTTTGCAGGATCTATTCTAGCAGAACATGCACATGAATGGTTTGATATGCGCGGTAAAGAAGAAACGCCACATATGATGTATGCAATGGATTGTCAAGAAGGTGTTGCTGAAAAGATTCCTAGCATTATTCACGTAGACGGCACTTGTCGAATTCAAACAGTTAAGCAAGAGCACAATGCGCACTACTATGCTGTTATTGAAGAATTTTATAAACAGTCAGGTGTTCCTATCATCTTTAATACAAGTTTTAATTTAGGTGGCGAACCTCTTGTAGAAACACTTGACGATGCAGTTAGAACGTTGTATAGTAGTGACATAGAATATCTATTCTTACCTGAATATGGAAAGTTAATAACGGTTAAAAATTAATGCAGTATAAAAAACAAATATTAGAGAGAATCAAGGACGAATTCTCTAATACCTTTGAGCTTCAGCAAGAGTATCGTAATCATCCTGGGTACTCTAAGCTTGAGGTTAAAGAACTATTGCCGCTAGGCGTGGTCCAAGCACTAGCAGCAGAACTAGAGTCAATTCCTTTAGACGAATGTAAAAAGTTTACTCGTCGAGATAGTTGCATGTACGAGTATAACAAACTTGACAACACGCCTGTGCAAGACGAAGTTGTGCATACATTACACAGTGCTACGTTCATCAAATGGTTACAAGAAGTAACTGATACAGTAGATTTAATTCCTGATCCGCATCTAGTAGGCGCAGGTTATTCTAAAGCTTACAGCGGCGATAGCTTAAAAGTACATACAGACTTTAATTGGAATGATCAGTTGCGGTTACACAGACGCTTGAGTGTTGTGATCTATTTAAATGAAGAATGGGATGAAAACTGGGGCGGCAACTTAGACTTCTATGACACTGACCGTAAAAAAGTTTTAAGTCGTGTTGTTCCAGGTCCAGGTAATATGGTTGTTTGGAGTTACAATAATTTAGCATATCACGGCTATCCAGAACCTATGAAGAATCCAGACGGTACATGTCGAAAAAATATTAGATTGTTTTATTATGTAAGCAATGCACAACACGATGATAAGTTTCCTCCACATCGTAGCTTGTACTGGTTTGATGAAAAAGAAAAGGCACCTTACGATAAGCCATGGATAAAATAACACTAAAATTACCCGACTTTAAATATAAAACTCATTCGTGGGTCGAGCATGATAATGTAACAATCGAAGGTCGTGCTAGCGAGTTTGAAGAACAAAACATGCGTTACTTTAAAGCAGGCTACACTACTGAAAATTCTAAGTACTTACAGTGTTTTGAGTTTGACGACGAAATACACAACTTTTGTCGTACACTGTTTCCTAGATACAGTGTAAGTATTATGAAACAAGCACCAGGACAAACACTACCCAGTCACGAAGATACTTTTTATAAGTTTGCTAAAAATAATGATGTAGATCCGTATGCATGTTGCAGAGTAAATATTTTTTTAGAAGACTGGCAAAGTGGACATTATTTTGAAATAAATGAAAAATCGGTCTTGCATTGGAAGCGTGGTGATGCTATAATTATACTACGTGATGAGCCTCATTTAAGTGGTAACATGGGACTAACAACAAAATATACAATGCAAGTAACCGGAGTTAGAGATGAATTTACGGGGTGCTAAACCTGTAGTAGATAACAACATTAGAGAGTTTATTGAGTCAGTAAACCCTAGTGTTGATCTATATAATGAAACTATTCAGCAAGAATTTACAGAAAAATTTTACAACTGGATTACGTCTAGTAAACTTAATAGCGTACAAGGCTTAGACGAGTTTGTAAATCGTAAACTTGTTTCAGGAACAGCACAAGCATTTGATCATTTTTATTGGCGTCATAAAGATTTGCGTTTTCGTTTTTTTGAAGGCGAATTTATGTATCACGGTGCTGTACTAAAACACGGCGGATTGAGTGAGTATATCACAGACGAAACTCCGGTAATGCCAGGCGATGCAGTTATTATTAGTGTGCCGTTCAGTGACTACGGAACTACACATCCTAAGATGTTAGAAACACTAGACTTGTGTGAAAAATTTGGCATTCCTGTATTGTTAGACTTTGCATACTATCCTTGTACTAAAAATATTGATATTAATTTAGATGATTATCTGTGTGTAACAACTATTACGTTTAGTATTAGTAAAGCATTTTATGGTGCAGAGTTTTTACGTGTAGGCATGCGTTTAGAACGATTTGAAACAGACGACGGTATTGATGTTTTCAACTCTGTTGAAATGGTTAACCGTGTTTCGTTAAGTATTGCTAGTAGGTTAATAGACACTTATAGTGTTGATCATAACTGGAACACATATGAATCTATGTACTTAGAAGTATGTAAAGAACATAATCTAAAAGAAACAGATTGTATTATGTTTGGCTTAGGCGGCGACGAATTTGCAGACTATAATCGCGGTACCGAAGTAAACAGAGTTTGTATATCAGAATTAATAGGAGAGAAAATTAATGACAGTAGTAAGTAGTCATAACGACTGGGATCCATTAGAGGAAGTGTTTGTAGGAATTGCAGACCACGCTCGTATTCCTACTGTAGACAAATCAACACATAGTTTTGGATTTGCAGACTGCAAATGGGAACACATCAAAGACTTAGAAGGACCAAGCCCGCAGTGGGTAATTGACGAAGCAAACGAAGACTTGGACGGATTTGCAAAAGTGTTATCAGACTTAGGCGTAAAAGTAAGACGTCCAGAGTCAATTGACCACTCGAAAGAGTTTAGTACACCTGATTGGAAAACAACAGGATGGTATACATATTGTCCGAGAGACTTGTTGCTGCCATTGGATAATCTTATTATTGATTGTCCTGGCGCTATGCGAGCTCGTCAATTTGAAACAACAGCATACAGAGAATTCTTGTATGAAGCAATGGAAGGCGGATCACAATGGATTAGTGCTCCACGTCCTAAACTGCTTGACGAAAGTTATCAGTTGGAAGACTTGAGTATTCCTACGCTAGTAAACAAAGAGATTGTATTCGATGCACCTAACGTAGTACGTCTTGGCAATGACTTGTTGTATCAAGTTAGTAACTCGGGTACACTACTAGGCGGTCAGTGGTTAAAAACTATCCTTGAGCCACTAGGTTATCGTATTCACTTGGCAGAGAAATTCTACAGCTACTCGCACTTTGACAGTACTGTTATTCCTCTACGTCCAGGACTAGTATTGTTTAATGGTGACAGAATTACTCCTGATTGGTATCCGCCAATCTTTGAGTCATGGGATAAGATTTTCTTCCCAGGTGACAAAGTACACGACATTGGTACTAACCTAGCAAACGGTGTAAGCCCTTGTAGTAAGTACATTGGTTTAAACTTTATGAGTGTTAACGAAGAACTAGTTATTTGTGACGAAAATCAGCACGAACTACGTAAAGTATTAGATCAACATGGCATTGAGTCAATCGGATTACCTATGCGTCAAGCACGTACACTAAGTGGTGGCTTCCATTGTGTAACACTTGATACTAAGCGTAAAGGTTCAAGAGAAGATTACTTTAACTAATGCGTGACGGTGACAGAGGACACTGGCTACCTTTCCTTGAATGGATGATTACCACCTCGTGCGACTTAGCTTGCCCGGGGTGTGATCGTTTCATTGACTATAATCATAACTGGACAGAATCGTTCGACGATATTACTCAAAATATGGAAGCATGGAGTAAGCATCTTGACCCTGACAATTTAACATTAATAGGCGGTGAGCCCTTATTGCATCCGTATATCAGTGACATTATCAATACCACAAGAACTCATTTTGATCATGCTTGCATAGAAATTTATACAAACGGATTACTATTTCCTAAGCGTCCTAAACTAATAGAACAATTACTAGAAATAGGAAATGCTAAGATTAGTTTAACTTATCATAATCGAGATCCGCAAGTAAGGTCTATTATTGATAGAAATATCAAAAAGTATATTTTTAAACAATATCCGTGGTATCAAACAGGACCAAACACATGGCAATACAAAGATATTGTATTTGAGACTACTGATCCTACTCAAGGCGATTGGTATGATTATAGACAAACAGTAAACGGAGTGTTAAAGCCGTGGACTGATAACGATCCTGCAAGAAGTTATGCTAATTGCAGTGCTAACGTTTATCCTATTATATATAAAAATAGGTTATATAAATGCCCTCCTATTAGCATGGTTAAAACACATCTAACTAAAAGTTTACAGTTAGACGATCCGGATTGGGCTCCTTATTTAGAGTACAGCGGACTAGGATTAGATTGTACAGAACAACAATTAAACGAGTTTATTGATAACATTAGACAACCGCATGCTATATGTGCAATGTGTCCTGCTAATCCAGATAGAAAGCCTCAGCCCGAAGCACTTATCAAACACAAGATGGAAAAGCTATGATTAATATACCTACAGCATTTCTTCAAGGTGGTGCAAGAACTTACGAAGTATTGAATCAGAAGTACGAAGACATATTGAGATTTACTGTAGATCAAGAAAGTTTTATAGTACAACCTCAGATGATCCTTTTCTTTGAATTTGTAGGTAATAACGAATATATGCTTAGTCAAATGCCAAGCATGTTAGAAAGATTTGCTAATACTGATCTATTTTTAATTTTAGATGACAGTTATGAAGGTTTAGCAAACGAAGAATTTATGCAGATGTTTAAAAATACACTAGAACATTGTCCTAGTATTAAACACTGGAGAATTCTTAGTAGCAACGCTAAAATGAAAAATATTTGCAAACATGTTTTTGGTAATAGTAATAATTATCTTTATTTTAACATTCATGTACACTTGTCCGAATATGATAATTTAAATGTTCAAGAACATAATTTTTTAGTTAATACACAACTAAGAAATAAAAAGTTTTTGTGTTTAAATAGACAAGAACGATTACATAGAATTCTAACTGTTGACTATCTATTAAAACACGATATAGCAAAGCATACATTTTTAAGTTGTATGCTAGGAGAGTATGCTGCACTAGTACACGACGATAATACTGTAAAGTTAAGCGAAGGTGACAAGAATATGCGAAAGTTTTTAGATCCTGATCTAAATAATCTAGTGCTAGAACAAGATCAAAAAGAACGTTTAAAATGTCTTCCTTTAGAATTAGATGTAACTGAAAATTTACATCATTCTGTAAAAGTAAACATGCCAAATTTAGAAAACTATTTTAACCAAAGTTACTTTAGTATTATTACTGAAGGCGATTTTGCTCGAAGTAATTCTCGTCAAATGTTTACAGAAAAAGTACTTAAATGTTTTTTATACGGACATCCATTTGTTGTAATTGGATTGCCAGGAACACTAGATCTATTACATGATATGGGATTTATTACATTTGGAAATATTATAGACGAAAGTTATGATAAAGAATTAGACGACCAAAAACGTCTTGAAATGTGTTGGAAAGAAATTGATAAATTAAATTCTTTAAACATGAATGAAATGAAATCAGTTTATGAAAAATTGATGCCTATTCTTATGCACAACTATCAAACATATAAAGTACTGAATAGCATGCCAGAGCCTAGCAGATTAGCAAACGATTTGCTTAGTTGGTATCAAGGTGATTGATAATAAAATCTTTTGTAGGAAGTTCTAAACGTTCTGCTGTCTGCTTTATATAACTTTTGTCTTGATTATCCAGCGTGTTTATATCTAAATTTTTGGGATACGTTAGCACATTAATATACCAATCTGCATTATATTGTCCTACATAACTATTGATATTTTCGATATCAAAAAAGTTATTTTTATGTAGCACTGTATTAAATTCTAGTTCGTAATTAGTAACAGCATAATGAACAAATTGTTTTACTTTCTCCCATTTTGTTCCTCCTCTTACACGCTCTGCAACTTCTTCTACACCGTCGACACTTACGATAAATCTAACGTTTTTAAATTTATCCCAAATGCTTTCTGTTTCTAAATCAGGCATATACATTGCATTGGTGTTATACACAACACTGACTTTACTAGGATCTTCTACTAGCTTTAATAGCTCTAAATGACGCTTTGTAATTAATGGCTCGCCGCCTAGAAATAATATTTTACGCACAGTGTTGGGCACACTAGTAATATTATCGATAGTCATATAATCGTAATTTGCACTGCCTTGTTCGCGAATTTCTTTCGCTCGCCAACTAGTACTAAACTCTGAGTTACAACCATCACATACTAGATTACAAAGATTGTCAATACCAATTTCTAAGTATTCTAATCCTACACTATCTGTGTCGTATTTTTCGTTAAACTCTTCACGTAGGCTTTTATGTCCAATACTTTCCTCGTAGTAGCATTTTTCGCAGCCAATAATCTTTTCATTATTCAACATACTAGCACGTATCGATTTATATGCATCAGAATGTAAAACACTAGATAAATCTCCGTCAGTTTTACCTACACACGACTTAAACCGGCAGCAAGGATAAACTCGTCCACCAGGTCTAATATTAGTGTGTTTCCACAATGCGCTACATAAAGTTGACATAATCTATTTTGTGCCTATCAAGTTGTTTGTATATCTCTTCTATTAATAATTCTAAATCTTTAGGTTGATAAAAAGGTTTTGTTTCTTCGTTTCTAAACGGATCATAAAAGTCTATAAACGTCGGATACGTTTTATCTAATTTGTTTGATGCAACATCACACAATGCCGGCTGTTCTAATTCTACACAAATATCTAAAACTTTGCCTATACCGGTAACTACGTAGTCTGCTAACTCAACTGCTTTGCGTAAATCTTCATCAGAGTATTTACTCGCTCGTAACGGAACTACATTTATTTTTTTAGAAAGTTCCTCGTGTAACAATTCATAAGTAGCATGGTCAATGCTTTCTTTTGCAAGAAGCAAATAACTAAATTTATGATTGTTGTTATCATCGAATAAAGCTTCTATGGTCATTTGTCTACTACATCAAGTACAAAGTCGATTGTAACTCTTTCTTCTTTACTGTTATTAGTTGTAGTATGAGACTCAATATAACTAGGATAAAAATATATCCATCCTTCATTCATCTCTAATAATTCTTCAGGTGAATTATGTTCAGTTCTATTAAACGGATCAAATACTTTTTCGTACCAGTGTGGGTCTATAGGTTTCTTAAAATTCATTGTTGCATTTTCTTTAGGAGTATGCAAGAAATAAACTCCAGTAATCAAACTTTTAAGTCTACGCTTAGGTACTAATTGTCCACCAGGTGGAGTAATTGTAATCCACATGTCAACAATTGCTAGTCTTTTGTTTGCTTTTAATTTATATCTGTTTTGCAAGATTCCTGAATATGCTCCAATCTCAGGACCATTAACTAATGAGTTCATACTGTGTATGCTTTGTAGCCCATTAGGACTTTGCCATACTGAACTGTGATGGCTGTTATTATAGTTTACGTTACTAGCATATAAATCTTGTACAATATGCATGAGATTATTTTTGTTTGTCTCATGATTTAATACTTTAGTTTGATCTATATTGCATTCTATGATTGGCTTAGTTTCTAGTATAAGTTCTTGCATAATGTATTTAAGAATACCAAGATTATATAAATTTAAAGATGGCTCCTATAAATATTGTTATGAAAAATCCTAAATCAATTTGTGTAGTAGGNGGCGGAACGGCAGGTCTAGTTTCGGCTCTTATTTTAAAAAGAACTTATCCAACTTTAAAAGTTGACATTGTAGAATCTTCTGACATTGGTATTATCGGTGTCGGAGAAGGATCAACTGAACATTGGAAAGAGTTTATGGACTTTTTGCATATCGATCCTCCAACTATGTTAAAAGAAACTGATGCAACTTTTAAAGCAGGAATTTATTTTGAAAACTGGACAGAAAAGCCTTATATACAAACGGTAGAAGGCGATTATCATGTAATTTGGCATGACTATCCTATTGTATACGGAAAACTTATAAGCGAAGAACGAGATAGTATTGTTTTTGATAGCGTTTGGAATAGTGAAATTGGCTGGGACAATCATATACACGAAACACTTCGAGATTTTCCAGTAGCACAATTTCATTTTAACACTCATAAGTTAAATCAGTTTTTGCATAAAATTGCAAAACAATATAATATTGATGTATACGACGACGTTATTACAGACGTAGAAGTAGACAAAGACGGCATCACTAATATCATTGGTAAAAATGACAATTACGAATACGACTTTTATGTAGATTGTACAGGTTTTAAACGAGTACTAATGAATAAATTAGGAGCCAAATGGACTAGTTATTCAGAACATCTGCGTATGAACAGTGCTATTGTTTTCCCGACAAAAGATGAAGACGAATATCCTATGTGGACACTTGCTAGGGCAATGGATGCAGGATGGATGTTTAGAATTCCTACTTATGGAAGAAAAGGCAACGGTTATATTTTTGATAAAAATTATATTACACCCGAACAAGCAAAACAAGAAGTTGAAGAGTACTTAGGACACGAAGTCGAAGTAGCGAAAAGTTTTACATTTGATCCAGGAAGATTAGAAGACTGTTGGATCAAAAATTGTACAGCAATTGGTCTAAGTGCTAGTTTTGTTGAACCTTTAGAAGCAACTAGTATCGGTACTAGTATCCAACAAAGTTTTTTACTTGCTAGTCGAATTATAAATTATACCGATAGAAGTATAGAACTTTANAATCAAGAAGTAAAAGATATTTTAGAAGATATCAAAGATTTTGTAGCATTGCATTATGTAGTTGATAGAGAAGATACTCCGTTTTGGAAAGATCAAAAGTCTGTACCGCTTCC